GATTTCTTACACCACCTAAAAAGCTTTGCTAGTAGAAATATGATGCGTTTTAGTCTGAAGGATTTCACAAAACTCAAGCACGGAATGCGTGTCATGAACACTGTTAACGAAAACATATTTGAATCTTACTACGGAGGAAAACGAGTAAGTTACAATAAATCTGCTGATGGTGCAAAACTTAAAATACGTCATAGCAAAAAATTAGAAGAAACTGATCCTAGATACAGATTTGTTGAAGAACTTTTTGTTGAAACCAATAGTGGTGAACGTTTTAAACTACCTTTTAAAAATCTTAATGCTGCAAAAGCAATGGTTAGACATGTCAGCGAAGGTGGTACACCCTACGATGCATTTGGTCAGCACATACATAATATGGTCAAAGAAATGAACAGCATTACACATTTTGTTCGAAAGCATAATCGCAATCTCGATGAAGATGTAATCACCCTGGTAACAGATGCTAAAAACCGTAGAAGTGAAATCAAACGAAACCTAAAAAGTTTAAGTAGCAAAAGAGGATATTCAAAGTATCACGAAAGCTGGCATCCAGCCACAGTTGACACTAAAGTAATGGAAAGAATAGAAACTTTTGAAAACAACTATATTCCTGTTGAAGACTCATTGAAGATGTTTGAAAGTTGGATTGCAGAAGAGACCTACAATCTTCCCGATACAGAACAGCAACGCGATACCATTGCTCAATTGGCAAATCAAGGTTTGGTTGCAGGTGTAGATGGGCTAGAAGCAAATAATACACTAGCAGATATCGTTGATGATGAAACATTGTTTGACTTGATTGCAAAATTAGGAGAAAAAAATCCTCAGGCAAATATATTCTCAAGCAGTGCTATTATTCAAAGATTCAAAGAACTTGGTATTGATCTTGATCTCCAAGAAGTAGATGATATAGACACTGGAAAAGTTGCTCTACGTGCAGAGCGAGATCCAATGTTGGAAAGCATTAAAAAACTACTTTAAATTTTAACCTTTTTGTTCGACATGCTAAATATCTTTGTGTATACTTAACGGTATATGCACAGGCATATTATTAGGCAAAACTAAAGCAAAGGCAACAAGAGGAAAATATCATGGCATCTTTAGCAGAAATCCGTGCTCGTCTACAAGCACAAGAAAACACTGGCGGTTCCCGCACATCAGGTGGCGACAACGCAATTTATCCACATTGGAATATGGCAGAAGGTACTAACACTACACTGCGATTCCTTCCGGATGAAAATCCACAAAACACATTCTTCTGGGCAGAACGTGCAATGATCAAACTGCCATTCGCTGGTGTAAAAGGCGAAATGGATAGTAAGAGCACTCTGGTGCAAGTACCTTGTGTTGAGATGTGGAATGAAACATGTCCTATCTTACAAGAAGTTCGTACATGGTTCAAAGACAGCTCATTGGAAGAAATGGGTCGGCGTTATTGGAAAAAACGCAGTTATGTGTTTCAAGGATTTGTTCGAGAAAATGCACTCGCAGATGACGAAACACCAGAGAATCCAATTCGCCGATTTATCATTGGTCCGCAAATCTTTCAAATTATCAAAGCCGCATTAATGGATCCAGATTTGGAAGAACTGCCAACAGATTACGACAATGGATTGGACTTCCGCATTACTAAAACTTCCAAAGGCGGTTATGCAGATTACAGCACATCTAAATGGGCTCGTAAAGAATCTGCACTTACTGATCAAGAACGTGCAGCCATTGAAACACATGGTTTGTATAACCTTAATGATTTTCTGCCTAAAAAGCCAACAGATGTTGAGCTTAAGGTTATGGTAGAAATGTTTGAAGCAAGTGTTGATGGACAAAGCTTTGACATGGAACGCTGGGGACAATATTTCCGTCCCGTCGGGATGGCGGCTCCTGCTCGTAGTGAGTCTAATGCAACACCTGTTCCAACACCGGCACCAGTACAGGAAAATGTTCCTGTTGCTACAGACGTGCCATTTGATACCACAGATACACCAGCAAGCGAACCAGTGGCAACTGAAGCTAGTTCCGGCGGACAAAACGCTCAAGATATTCTTGCGAAAATTCGAGCTCGCCAAACCGGTTGATCAATGTGGGATATTGATGTAGCCCAATACGACTATTATCTCAATCACCCAGGTCCTAGGCCTGGGTTGATTGTCCTACGGGACTATATCAATGGGTTTAATCAAGATCTTCAGAATCCTCTGTTAGATCATTTTCAGGCACTGCCCGGTCCTCGTACTTTGGTACGCTGGGCAATGCCTTTTTTACCCCAGGTTAAAAAAAACTATACAAATCTTGATCTATTATGGGACCCAGAGTTAGGCGAAGAATATCTTTACGCAGGGCTCAAAACCTATACTCGTCATCCACCTCTTGAATACAAGAATTTTTTATGCTGTTTCAATGGAAGTGGACATGTAGGTCGACGCATGCTAACCAGTGCTGTGCATGCATTAGAATTATGGAATGATGAAAGTTGTACTAAAAATTTTGCATACACTCCTGATAGCATCGATGGCCATTTAAAAGATTATCTCAACGAACACCAAACTCGATTTTATAGAAAATTTTTAGTATCTCATGATAATAAGTTTTCACAAAAAGTTTATTCGATGAACACTTGGCACCAGGATAGATTTGCTCATGCAAGCAATATACAAGCCCTGGCTAGTACTATTACACAGAGCTTTGTGAATTTAGTAAGCGAAAGTTGGAGTCACAGTTATCAGCCTTTTATCACTGAAAAGTTTGTTTACAGTGTTGTAACCCGCGGACTCTTTGTAGCTTATGCACAGCCATTATGGCATTCTACAATACGAGACCTGTACGGATATCGTTTGTATGACACATTATTTGACTATGACTTTGACAAAGAAATCAACCCTGTGATTAGATTGCATAAATTATTACAAATGCTTTTACCTTTTAAAAATTTAAAACACGCAGATTGGCACGATCTTTACTTGATGGAATTAGACAATATTGAATTCAATATTCAGCACTTCCTAAGTGGAGACGCACATAAAAAATGTTTACTCAGTGCGGAAAAACACAATGAATTTAGTTAGTGGTTGTAGTTACACATATGGAGCCAGTTGGCCACAATTATTACTTGGACAACACAAAAACTTAGGCAGTGTTGTAGCCGGCAATGGTTATATTGCTGATAGCATATATTTAGAAACTAACCAAGAAACACCAGAAAAAATATTTGTGCTTTGGTCCGGGATAAATCGCTTGGATTTAACATTGCCTAGTCATGTGAAATCACAAGAGGTGTATACAACCAATGTTCATGGAACACAATACATACACTTGCCTAATAAACCTTTTCCCACTGACAATTATAACAAAATGAAAGGACCAAATTGGCCTGATATAACCAGTTTCATGGAGTGGAATGAGTTACCAGCAGTAAAGAAAAACGAAACCTTAACACGCGGTTTATTTAATACAGGCCACAGTGTGGAACAATTGGCCTTGGAAACCTTTGCAATTGATGCAAATTATCATTGGCAAACTCAAACGTTATTATCTTTGTTAAAGATACAATGCTATGCAGAAAATTACAAAATCGATTATCGATTCAGCTTTATTGCTGATGTTTTTGATGAGAAGAATAAAAAACAATTTGGACATCTAAGAAAAGATCATCCATTATACGAGCAAATCTACTGGCACAACTATATTGATCTTACACCTTTTGAGTATGCTGTAAAGCACAACGGGCTAATGCCAGATAACTTTCATGTAGAATTAGACTGTATGCAAGACTGGGCAACGGAAGTAAAACATCTATGGTAACCTATTACTGGGTGACATTTATTCCTGGTGCAGGAGGTAATTTTTTTAGCCGGTGTCTAAACTTTGCTGAAGATAGTGTTTGTTTTGCTCATCCAAGATTGGGTATTCCCACTACAGCGGAACAAAAATTTATGCTTCTAAGTTACAACAGTGTAATAGGCAAAGTCTATCATCAAAGAAATTGGAAAACTTTTGAATCTAAAGCAATTCATTTCAGAAACAGTCAACATAAAATTTTACAATCAAACAGAATATGGTATACTCATCCAGACAATTCAGTTTTAAATCAAGGGTTTGTTCAACCAAATGATAACCAGGTTAAAATATACATAGATCCCGAAGACATTGCTGATTATTGTTTATTACAAGCACTTTATAAAAACAGTTATGTTGTTGTTGACTGGTTAAAAACAGGTGTAGAATATCAAAAAGATGATAGTTTTAAAAAATTTAAATTCAAGGACATGCTAGACAAAGGATTTATACACAAGTTTATGGATTTTGCACATGAAATAGGGTTAAATTATAGTACCAATGGAAAACTTTACGTAGAGAAATTACACAGTCAATGGTTAACCACTTTGTGTGCAAATACAGATAAATGGAAAGGTGAGTTAGGCCTATGATGATTTTAAATCAAAAATTTGCAAACACTGTTGAAATGACCTGGTCTCTTATGGGACATGCGGCAGGTCAATGTCAATTTCAAGACAATACGTGTATTGTGCATATAACCAAGTGTGCAAGTAGTGCCGTAAAATCTAATATATCATGGGAAATAGGCAATTTCAACGACCAAATTTTTGATACCTACATTTGTATATTGAGAGATCCAATTGATCGTTGGATATCAGGTACTGCGGAATATTTTCACAGAGCAGGTGTTACCAGAATAGATACGTTTGTAGATCTTTTTAATCATGTAGTTGTACCAAAGATTTCTATTGATACTCACACTCTCCCCCAAGCGGTATTTTTACAAGGACTCAAATTTGAAACCATTGATGCTTATGAATTCAGTCCAAGCGTTTTACAACGTATAGACACTGTGTATAATTGTTGTAGTAGTTTTGACACAGTACATACTACACAGGAATATGAAATTAAAAAAACATTCAGTGAATATATACACGAAGCTTTAAACAAAAGTAAAAAATTCAAAAACAAGGTAAAATCTTACTACAGCATAGATTATGATTTAATTGAAAGATTAAATCCAAAAACAGATTGACTTTAACAAATTAATAATTTACACTAACACTAATAACTTAGGAGGCAACATGGCCAAACCATTTGATGTAAGCAAGTTCCGCAAGGACATTACAAAAAGCATAGACGGGCTCAGCATTGGGTTCAATGATCCTACAGACTGGATCAGCACAGGGAATTATGCTTTAAACTATTTAATTTCAGGTGATTTTCACAAGGGTGTGCCACTGGGCAAGGTTACAGTGTTTGCCGGCGAATCGGGTGCAGGTAAAAGTTACTTTGTATCAGGCAACATTGCTAAGAGTGCCCAAGAGCAAGGCATCTTTGTTGTAATGGTTGACAGTGAAAATGCACTAGATGAACAATGGTTGCAAGCACTAGGTGTAGACACCAGTGAAGACAAGCTTTTAAAACTCAGCATGGCAATGATTGATGATGTTGCTAAAACAATTTCAACATTTATGGCTGATTACAAAAAGTTAGAAGCTGAAGATCGTCCTAAAGTGCTGTTTATTATTGACAGTTTGGGTATGTTGCTTACTCCTACTGATATCAATCAATTTGATTCGGGTGATTTAAAAGGTGACCTAGGTCGTAAGCCTAAAGCACTTACAGCACTGGTACGTAACTGTGTGAACATGTTTGGCAGTTACAACGTTGGTATGGTATGTACTAACCACACATACGCAAGCCAAGACATGTTTGATCCAGATGATAAAATCTCAGGCGGACAAGGCTTTATCTATGCATCGAGTATTGTAGTTGCTATGAAGAAAATGAAGCTCAAGGAAGACGAAGCAGGTAATAAGATCAGCGATGTACGTGGTATCCGTGCAGGTTGTAAAGTTATGAAAACACGCTATTCAAAACCGTTTGAAGGTGTGCAGGTTAAGATTCCTTACGAAACTGGTATGAATCCATATTCAGGACTTGTGGACATGGCTGAGAAGAAAGGTTTGTTAGAAAAAGACGGTAACCGTTTGAGATACAATACCAGTACTGGAGAGGAAATCAAACAATTCCGCAAGGCTTGGGAGTCAAACACTGATGGTTGTCTTGACATGGTAATGAAAGACTTTAACAACGAAAGGATAAGTAACTCTGATCAACAAGAAGAAATTCAAACGATTGAATCAGAGGAAACCATTAATGATTGATATTGACTTAGTAGCAGAAGTATATGCTGTATTAAAAGACTATGTTCCAGAAGTGGAACGTGAAGAAGCAGCAAACAGTGTAGTAACTGTATTAAAAGACCACGAAGTAAAAGAGGATGTAATTATCGTAGCATTTGATGACGATAACGACATCTTGCGATGCCTTGGGGTAGAAGACGACGAAGAAGACGAGTATTACGACGAAGACGAGTATGCTTAAATGTGGTATACAAGGGTTGTATCTAATCTAGCAGCAGTTCCTGATTTCATAGGACACTATGAACGTGAACTTGAATCCGCAAAAACTGAGTGCAGAGTAAGTGGTTATGTTGAAAGCAACATAAAAGATTTACCAGGTATAACCGAGCATCGTTTTAATCAGCTACAAGAGATTGAAGCGGTACTCAACTATCTTAATATTCAATTGCGTAAAATACGTAGAAAACATTTTCAAAAATATCTTGAAAATTATAATAGAGCATTGAGTAGTCGTGATGCCGAAAAGTACGTAGACGGAGAAGACGAGGTTATCGACTTTGAAACTATTATCAACGAAGTAGCACTGTTACGAAACCGTTGGTTAGGTATCATGAAAGGACTAGATACTAAACAATGGCAAATGGGTCATATTGTCCGACTACGCACAGCAGGTATGGAAGACATTCAAGTATAATGTTAGTCACACAAGAACAAAGCGATTCACAGTGTAATTTATTATTTTCTGACATTAGACAGTATGATACTTTTCTTGAAAGCATAAAAACTCTTGCAGTTTTTGGATGCGGTAAAGAAAGCAAGGAATTGGATTGGTGGTGTAGTTTAACCACACGCGACGAAACTCCGGTGCCATTGAACATAAGATGCACCGGAGTAGGATTAGTCGACTCTTGTATCACTGCAAACCAACACAGCAATGCTCGTTATTTAAAACACGACATAGAAATACCTTTTGAAAAACATCATGTGTACGACGTGGTTTGGTGCCACAATGTTTTACAATATTTGGTAAATCCTTTTCAAACATTGTGCAACTGGAGAACTGTTGTAGAAAAACAAGGTGCATTAATTATAAGTGTGCCACAAAATATACAGGTGTTTGGCAAGAAAAAACTCTACGATCAAACAAGTCACTGTATGTATAACTGGACTGTTGTTCAGTTGATACACATGCTTACAATGGCTGGTTGGGAGAGTAGAGGAGGGTATTTTAAAATCAATCCAGTTACTGGATGGATCACTGCTTTGGTTTACAATTCCAATGAACCAGTGCGAGATCCTAAAACTACCAGTTTATATAATCTTTGCGATACAGGATTATTGCCGGTATCTGCTGAGAAAAGCATCATTAAGAATGGTTACTTACGAGAGCAAGATCTAATTTTAGAATGGATTGATAGATCTTTGCTGGCTCTGTGCGATATATAAATATTCTATGCGTATAATATTAGTCACTGGTGGGTTTGATCCACTGCACAGCGGACATATCCGTTATTTTGAAGAAGCAAAATCGCTAGGAGATCGACTAATTGTCGGTGTTAACAGCGATGCTTGGCTCACACGCAAAAAAGGCAGACCTTTCATGCCTGTTGAAGAACGAGCAGAAGTTATCCGTGCGTTGAGCATGGTAGATGCTGTTGTTGCGTTTGAAGACGACTATGATGCAGATGGTAGTTGCCGTCGTTTTATTGAGGACAGTTGTTGGAATTATGAAGAAGATGAAGTTGTATTTGCTAACGGCGGTGATAGAAATGACGGCAACATTCCTGAAATGGAAGTTGTTGCTGAAAATCTCTCTTTTGAATTTGGTGTTGGCGGCACAGACAAAGCTAACAGCAGTAGTTGGATACTTGAGGAATGGAAAGCACCGCGAACAGAACGAGCTTGGGGATATTACCGAGTCCTTCACGAAGAACCAGGAATCAAAGTAAAAGAACTGGCAGTTGATCCAGGACAAAGTTTAAGCATGCAAAAACACCAGCAACGCAGTGAGTTTTGGCTGGTAAGCGAAGGTGTTGCTCATGTTGAGCATCAACCAAATACCTGGGAAGGTGAAGTAGTAAGACGTTTACACAAACACGAAGATGTGCATATACCAGTTAGTAGCTGGCATAGACTAAGCAATACCACAGATAAGCCAGTTCGAATTATAGAAATACAATATGGCGAAAATTGCATTGAAGAAGACATTAAAAGAAAATGAATTTAGAAAATCTCTTATCACAAAATAAAAAAGCTTTGCGTAAAAAACAAAATTTGGAAAAGATTCTATCGGCTAAAGAAATACATGATTTAAGTAAGATCTACTCTTACAAAGGTTTTGTTGAAGTTACAGTAGGAGAATGCACTTTTGTAATGTTTAGCAACAATGACGATGCTGTTGCCAAGCATTATTTTTGGAATGGTGCTAATGCTTATGAAGATGCAAGTTTGCGAATATGGGAACAATTAAGTAAGAGCTGCTCTTTTGTGCTTGATATTGGAGCATATACTGGTGTATATTCTCTAGTAAGTGCAGCCGCTAATCCTGCAACACATGTTCATGCATTTGAACCGTTGGATAGAGTTTACTCTAGGGTATTAATCAATCAAGTTGCAAATGTGTTTTCTAGAATAAACGTGTTTCCACAAGCAGTTAGTGACAGCAACGGTAAAGTTGAACTCAATATATTTTCTGGCGACAGTGTGTTGGTATCAGCTTCCAGCTTGCTAGAGAAGCAGTCTGTAGGAAGAGAAGTTTACGGCAAAAAAACAATAGAAACTGTTACTCTAGACTCGCATTTAAAAAACAACGATATCAATGTTGGATTAATTAAAATTGATGCAGAAAATGCAGAGCATCTTGTTATAAAAGGTGCTATGGAAACTCTTAAAAAGTACACACCAGATATTTTTATTGAAATTCTAAATAATGACCATAACGATGAAATTACAAAAAATTTAAAATCAATTGGCTATACATTTTATCATATCGATGATAAAAATAAAATTTTATACAACACATCTAATATTGAATCATCTGATAATATGTATAATTTAAACACACTGTGTACATTAAAAACAAAAGACCAGCTTCAAGAAATTTTGCAAGAAACAGGAGTTGAAATACATTAATGGAATTTTTAACTCAACATGATCAAATACAGTACGACAGCAGTCTTGAATTTATTAAACTGATTCCTCACAGTATTCACAGAATAGCAGACATTGGCAGTGGACCAGGATATCAAGCACGAGCACTTATTGAGAAAGGACATGATGTCGTCTGCGTTGACTATGTTAAACCTTCACTTCCTGATTTTGCATTAGCCTGGCAACATCCAGATCAATGTAATTTGTCTGACCTAGACGCAGTATGGAGCCATCATGCTCTAGAACACATTAGAGATCCAATTGGAGCTTTGATAAAATGGAGAAGTTATCTTAAACCTGGCGGGCACCTTTTACTCACAGTACCAGAAATAGGTACTAAAATGAGCTCAGGGCATATCAATATTTTTAATTTACCCATGTTAATGTACACACTTGCAGTAAGCGGGTATACAACCAAAGGAAGGAAGTTTACGAAAAGCCGCAGCCACCTAAGAGCCTGGGTAACCAAAGCAAACAACTACAACCCAGAAAAAGAAATTCTTTATAGTCTAGAAGCTTTGGCTGATTTAGACTTATTTCCCGAAAGTGTGAGCAAAACAATAAAGAAAACTGGCAGATTTGACAATCAATGCATGCATCTTGAGTGGAATAACAGCAGTTATAATCCTACTATTGGAAGCATTGCGGCTATGGATTTTATCAACGAACACATGTGGAGGCAACATTGATTAAAATTATTTGCCTCAAATGGGGAGAAAAGTATGGTGCCGAATATGTTAATCGTTTGTACTATGCAGTAAAAAGAAATACCACAATACCATTTGAATTTTGGTGTTTCACTGACAATGCTGCTGGTATTCATATAGACGTAAAGAAACATCGATTGCCTCATGCAAGAGAGTTGGATACTTGGTGGAATAAACTTTGGTTGTTCAGCAGCGAAATGCCATTTAAGATAAATGATATAATATTGTATATAGACTTAGATACACTTATTGTGAATAATATTGATGATATTATAACAGTGCCACAAAAAGGCGATATCATAATGTTAAAAGATTTTTATTATGGTGTTGCTAAAACAGCCGGCAAAGCTGCCAGTGGTATTATGAGCTGGACACACGGCAGTAGATTTGATATATGGAAACGTTTTATTGCCAATCCAACGCAAGCAGTAAAAATGTGCGAACCACACGGAGATCAGCGTTGGATTGAAATTTGGACAGATCAAAGTGGACAAAGACGATATTGGCAAGAAATTTTACCTGACAAAGTGATAAGTTATAAAGTTCATTGTCAAAATGGCTTGCCGTCAAGTGCCTCAGTGGTTTGCTATCATGGTAGACCGAGTATACCTGAGAGTGCCCGAACACCTTACAAAGATAGTAAACGACATGTACCTGCTTCACCTTGGGTACTTGATCACTGGACTGATAGAGAGACACCCTTGATGAATACTCCTTGCAAAATAAGATATGTAGAATTACCAGCAAAAGATATTTTTGGTATGGTAGGTCGTTGCGGCGGCGGATATAATACCATATGGGAAGATTGGAGTACCAGCGGCAGAATAGCCCGTCGCAAAATTATGGAAGAGTACGAAAGGGGTATGAATGATATTTGCGGACACTATGATAAACTTGAACAAAGTATGCTGCAAGAAGGATGCCGCAATCCTGTTGTAATAACTGCTGGACAGCCTAGAAAAAGAAAATTGCATCTTTTGCCTCCTGAAATGCTAGAAGCTGATCCAGCAAGTTTGCTTATTTTAGAAGGCACAACAGGCGGTAGTCGTTTACACGTAGCACAAAAGCATAATCTAACTATTCCTTGTATAGTCAATGATTGGCACGATAGATTCACTGATTGTCCAGAAATAACGTCTGCACAAGATGCAAACAAATACTACAAAGACACTCCTAAAAGATTGTACATTGATTCCAATGCAGGATTTGTAGAAACATTTGACCAAGGTAAAATTGGATATCACTTAGGACCAGAATTCACTGAAGATAAGGTGGTTAGACAACGTGCTCCATTGTGGGTAAGTATTATGAACAAGTACGGGTATCGTGTAAATCGGCTGCCTGCATTTGTTGAAGAAATACTAGCAGAACACGGCATAGATCAAAGTCATTTATGATCAAAGTGGTATGTCTAAAACATGGCACAAAGTTTGACAGCAGTTATGTCAACAAACTTAAAAACATGGTTAAACGTCATCTTAGCCTTCCTTTTGAATTTTGGTGCTTTACTGATGATGCTAATGGCATAGATCAAGATGTAAACATTCATCAGCTTCCGTTGGTGCCACATTGGCTCAGCGGCTGGTGGTGGAAACCCTATTTGTTTTCTGATGACTTATTCAACGACAATGATACCATACTTTTTTTAGATCTAGATCTAGTGATTATTAAAAGCATAGACGAATTTTTTGATTTTGAACCAGGCGAGTTTGTTGGGTTACGAGATGTTAGCAGAATATTCAATCCTAATAGACAAAAACTTGGCAGTGCTGTGATGCGTTGGCAAGCAAAAACACTAAATTGTATATGGGAACCAATAAGCAAAGATGATAGATTAATTAACATCTATCGCGGCGATCAAGATTATATTTGGGATCGCTACAAACATCTGCTTAGATTTTTTCCTGATGATTGGATACGCAGTTATAAATGGGAAATTAGAAATCGTCGAGAATTGGTTGGAAAAAAAGAGAACATGAGATTTGAAACTGTAATTGAACCTGATGTCCCAGAAGATTGCAAGTTATTGGTATTCCACGGTTATCCTACTCTTGATGTGGTAGCTGACCCTATAATCGTTGACAATTGGCAATAGGTATAAATACGTTGATAGGAGAATTTCATGACCACTAGATCTTGGAAACTGGAAGGCCAAATTGTATGGCCTGGTTCGTTAGACATAGCTATAGATGGAACCACAGTTGCATCTAACCTTACAGCCGAATCTTCGGAGTATACTGATAGGTTCGGGACTCATGCGTTTATTGCTACTGGAACATATGACGTCGATGACGCTGTAGACAGTGCTCACACTGTAAGTATCACAGTCAACGAAGGAACGTTTTTAATAGGTTGCCTATGGTGGAACAATGCTTACATACCTGCTACTTTAAGTGACGCAGATAACACGTTTAAATTTAAGCACGATGTAATCACAGATGGAGATACCACTGTGCCAGCACTAGACGCTGCTTGGGGTGCAAAAGATCCTAATGAATTTAGTTGGTACCCAGGAAAAAATACCATCTATTCTGTAGATTCACCTATAAAAGATTTAGACCCACGGGCAAACATTATACTAGATGGCGAAGCTCATAGTATAAGCACAAACTTTGAATACATTGATGCAACAGTAGGAAGTGTTCTGCAATATGACTTTGGCATTCCAGGTGATGTCAGCGGCGGTGCTCCTAACTAATAGATTGACAAATTAAAAATCAGTATGTTATACTGGTGCAATGATTGATCATCTATATCAAATTTGGAATATTAAACCACATCACGTAGTCGGTAACCAGTTTACTGGCTACGAATCTATACAAGATCAACTAGATAGTTTTAACAAGTCTGTATACCAAAAAAACCCTGCTAGCACAATCGAACAGGTATTTTCTCTTTACCGTAGTGTAAATCTAGTTCCAATAACTTACTATACCGAGACTGGATTAGTACAAGCTATTTGCAACTTTGCATCCGCTAAATATAACACAATAAACAATAGCAGACTAGGATTAGGTAACAATCACGGACAAAGTATAAACAGATTTTTGTTTCCTAACATGATGACAGCAGAGCCAAAAGGCCGAGGAAGCAACAGTTTACGTGATAGATTCTTTGACGACACTAAGTTACGCCGTGCAATTCGCATTTGCTTCGAGTTTCGTGATGGCAATAATCTTGTTGGTCCTGTGGCTATGCGAAGGGCCCTTGAACTTGTTACAGGCGAAAATGTTACTAATTTCAAGGCGGCAAACGCTCGCAGCATTGTTGAGTATCTTTGCCCTGTTATGTGGGGCAATATTTACGATTATTCAGCAGGCTATGGAGGCAGACTTCTTGGCATTGCTTCTTCGAACATGTTATTCAATTACCGAGCTGTAGACCCAAACACTGAAACTGTAAAATACTTACAATATTTAAATAGTATAATAGAACAAGCAACAGGAAGAAGTCACGAAATCATCTGCTCGACGTCGGAAGATTACACACCGCAGGACATCGACTGTGCCTTCAGCAGTCCGCCATATTTCAATCTCGAAAAATACTCGGACGAAGATACACAGTGTATGGTACGCTACGGAACAATGGATGACTGGTTTGACGGTTATGTTGCTCCCACTATGCGAAACATATATAATGGCCTCAACGCTGATGGTGTATTCGCAACAAACATCGCAGACTATAAGTCATACGGTAACAAGTCATTTGCTGTGGTGGATCGATGGATACAAACAGCAGAAAAAATAGGATTTCGGCACAGTGAAACTGTGAAAATGATGCTGAACACTAGACCTGGCGTTGGCAATGATAAAACAGCAGGACGAGAAAAATGGGAAGGCGTGTATGTATTCACTAAGTGAACTAACACAAAACCGTCCAGATTTATACAATTATTATTCTCAAAATCACAGCAGGCATATTATAATCTGGGGGGAGGGCGGAGCTCGACCAGATTTCTTAGTTAAATTTTTACTACAACACTCTGATGCATGTTCCTTTGAACATAGTAACTGGATAATTGATACAAATGGATCCAGTGGAAAAGGTGTTCCTACACTAGGTCATGATTTACAAATATCACAATCCTATGATCCATCAGCAGGCTTTATAGTAAGTAAATGCCACTGGGGTGAACAATTTTTAAAATATGTTGATCAAAACAATGTTGATATGATTCGAATTGTTTATGATAATACAGATATTGAGATACTTACAAAAATTATTTGGGAATACACAGCAAAAAGTGGAGTTCATGCCGGCAAAGTTTTCCAAAAAACCGTTGAGCATCACACTGGAAAAAATGTTGTTTTTAATAAATCTGAATATTTTGATTTTGTTAAAAATGTAATGTTACCCAAATGGTATTGTAAAAAAATTTTGTATCCTAAACGAAAAGTATTAGAAATAGACTATAAGCACGTAGTATCGCAGAATGGTCCTGGAATTTTGTGTAGATTGCTAAATCTACCATTTATTCCTGCTCATGCTATACAATATATTGAAAATTTAAAATACGCTGACTCACCTCTATCTGTGCATATCAATGGCGAGCATTGGTCTAAGACTGAAATTCGCGACATAGTAGAATCTTTTATAAAAAAAGGTTGACCATTGTACAGCCATCCCTTATACTAATAATGTGAGTTAAGGAAATGGAGCAAGAAATGCAACAGCAAATCGAACAACTACTTGATGCAATCAAGCAAGACTACGTTGATTGGACAGATCGTGCCGAAAAGACCCGCGGCGAGCCAAGTAAGTATTTTCAAGAAACTATTGCTAACTGGGACGACAATGTTGAAGTCAAGGAAGGCAAAAAGTATGTGAAAATCATCCGTGACGGCAGTGTGTGGGGCTTCATCGTAAATGTAGATGATGATAAGATGTTCCGCAAAGGTGACATTTTAAAGCCAGCAGGGTTCAATGCACCTGCTCGCAACAAGCCACGTGGTAACATCTTAGATGGTGGTTATCGTATTCAGTGGACCGGTCCAGCTTATCTTTAAGGAGAAAAACATGACAGTAGCAACTCGTGAAATTGAAAATCTTTTGGTAGAATCAGCTCATGCTAAAGCATTAAGTGCAGCACGTGTTGCGGCAAAAGACTTTTCAAACAAGCATTTCAATGGTGGCGATGGCGGAGCATGTGGCTTTGGCTGGGTCGAAGTTTATGGAGTCAAAGGCAACACACGTCTCGGCAAGGCACTTAAAACTGTGGGCTTCAGCAAGTCGTACAGCGGTGGACTTCAGCTTTGGAACGGTCGCAACGGCTGGTACTTTGGACAAAGCGTTGATGCCGCAGAAGCAGGTGCTAGAGCCTATGCTGATGTATTCAAAGCTGAACTAGGACTTGATAGGGTGTATGCTGGTAGCCGTCTCGATTGAGGCGGTTTTGTTTATAAATACCTTGAGGCAAAGACAGTGAAAATTTTAAAAGATACAACCTTTAAAACAGGGTTGAACCATTCTTATTTGGTAAACGATACCAAAAGTAAGGTGCTTGCTTACCGTAAAGAAAACACAGACGAAATCACAGTGTTTTCTAAACCACTTCCTTTTAGTCCAAGCAAACGTGAAATGAAAGTCATAGACGATCGCAGTCTTCTGGAGATAGTTAATGATAAATGAACTACTCATGACCTTGACTCTTTCGCTGTCTCCTGTGGATGCCGAATGTCTGGCAAAGAATGTTTATTTTGAAGCCAGAAATCAAAGCGACACAGGCGGTATAGCTGTTTCTCATGTTGTTCTCAATCGTGTGCAAAATCCAAAATTTCCAGATAGCATTTGTAAAGTTATCAAACAAGCCAAATTATCTCAGTGGTGGCTTGAAAACAAAGGCAAAGAAGTACCAATCAGGCACAAATGTCAATTTTCATGGTACTGCGATGGACTTAGCGATGATCCCAAGGAAAAAGATGCATGGAAACATGCTCAGTATATTGCTAGACAAGCATATTTGTTGCATGTAAATGGATTTGACCTTACCGCTGGCAGTATGTTTTATCATACCAAAAATGTAAATCCAAGTTGGAATAGAGCTATGACCAAAGTTATGGTTGTAGATGACCATATTTTTTGGCGGAACGATAATATTGAATCTTTGGTTTCTAGATAGACCTTTAGTACAAAATGTTGTAATATAATAACAAGAGCGATGAGAAATCGGACCTCTTACTATGATAGTACGGGCAATACCGCCCTTAGATAGGATGAAAAATTATGAGAGCAACTCGTGAAACACGCCGACTTTCTGACGTTATTGCAGAAGTCAAACAAGAACTTGCCACAGAGCACGGCTTTGGACAGGACAAAATCGACGCAGAACGCCGTCGGGTAGATAACAGTAAAAAAGATTTCCCAATTGGTAGTCATCTAGTGCCTATCAGTGAATTGGAAATTGATTACACAGTACAACGTGACGTTAACCTAAAGCACATTCTCAGCATTGTGAAGCGTTACAATCCACAAATCTGTAGCCCAGCAAGTGCTTGCACAGCCAAGTACGATCACAAAAACCCAATCTATGTATATGACGGACAACATCGTATTGTAGCAACTGGTGTGCTTGGCTTTACAGAAATTCCAATTATCATCAACGAAACAGACGACGAAAGTTTTCCAAGTTATGCTTTTGAAGAGTGCAACATGAGCACCAAGAAACTTGGACCTGGGGATATTCATCGCAATCGGTTAACACGTTACAAACTTGGTGCTACCGAAATTGAAGTGCTTACTGCTTGGACATTACAGGAGCAGTTTGATGCTTGTGATGTTGATCTTGAGGACAAAGCAACACGGAAGAGTGACAATCTGCGTGGATCTGGCAAGCATTTCTTTTCGCACTTCAAGTATGCATACAAAGGCATTGACATTGATCAGACTGGTGGTACACTAAAGGACATTTTGTCTGCTATTACCACAGCATATCCAATGGACGAAGAAGTAAGTCAGGATCTGTTTATCGGGTTGTATGAACTTGCACGATTAGATGTACGCCAAGAACTGCCAGCAGGATGGATGACCGAAGTGCTACAAAAGTGTGCAGAAACTTATCCTCGCAGTACAACTATAAAGCAAACCAGCTTGTACAAGGACAAGGCTAAACTGCAAGTAGAGCATATCACTCCAGGTCGTGGTTGGGACGCACCAAACATGATGAGCAACTTTATTCGTGAGTTGTACATTATCAATGGTGGTAAGTTGCCACTGCCATATCACGGTGCAGGCAGTCAGTTGCAACTAGCAACCAATCCTGTTACAGGGTTGTTTAAACAAAAAGAAAAGGCGGCCTAACATGATGGGTGATTTAAAGTTTACCACAGCAGGCGATTTTATGAATCTAAGTTTAAAAGATAGCATTGCTAGTTTTAGACAGCCTAAGTATATTCGTACTCGTAGAAGCAATGACACATATCAAGCCACTGCCAAATATGTAATACGTAGACTCAATGAACTTTGCGACGAGTACACCAACACTCGCAATGATGAACAGACATCAAGACTTATTAGAGATGATATTGATAATGCACTAAGAAGATATCATCAGTACTGTATTAAGCAAAATATTGGTGCTCACTACATTGATTTACACTGCGAAGACAACGGCATTTTTGAACACATGATTCCCAACAGCACTGTTCGGGACTTACTGTTACACGATGTAATCACAGCAGAACAGGCTTGCAATATGCCCACATGTAAACTAAGCAAAGACAAAGATGATCTTTTACGTGAATCAGGTTGGGCTAGCCAAACTCCAGATATCTACAATTTTTGGACACGTTATACCAACTGTTTTACAGTCAACGGTGTGTTTGAAACCTATGACGGTGTGCAAATATCCAGCACAATGTCACTGAATGATCACTTTGATATGTTTTCATATTTGGTAAATCAAAGATCTTTTTAACAAAAAGGTTGACCTTTTTGTCTACTTAGGGTATACTAATAATATAGACAGTGAGGAGACACTTATGAAAGTTGAAGTTGGTCAAAAGATTTACGGTCAATACGGTGCAATGATTCCTACAGTGTATGGGGTTGTTGATCGTATTGACGACAACGGTGTTGTGTATTTTTACGACCAGTATGCTCCAGAAGAAGTATACACATGTCCAACAGAGTACATCGCACCCTTGCAAGGACCCAATGATATCTTTGAACTTCCACTAGCGGTAGGAGTATATGCATAATGGAAACAATGGTAATTTTGGGAATAATTGGCGTAATTGCATTTTCATTTGTAATTGGAATTATCAAGGAGTTCATATTATGAACAACATTGAAATCGCTTTCACCAAGTTGTTAGCAAGAGGCACAGAGTTGGGTGCCTTCACTGAACAATCACAGCGTGATTTGGAATCCATGTTATGGGATTATCAAACATCAGTGCGTAATATGGCAAACGTTGTTCCATATATGGAACGTTTGTGCAATTCAGTGGAGTCAGCTAAAAAAACTGCTCAAGCTCGCAAGGAGTGTTTAGCACTATGAAAATTTATTTTAACAACCTCAGTGAATATCCTGTGCAAAAGAATCAAGTGCAAGGTGTAGTACAGTATTGTGCCAGTAAACTGTTTGACAAAGATCTCTACAATCAGTTGGTGCTGGACATCAATGTAGAACGAGATTTTGGTTATGATGCCCAGGCAGCAGTGCATGATGACGAGTGGGATACAGAATCTCCTAGCTTGTTTGAAATCACCTTGGATTATGACTTGGTAAACGGTGACATGGAGAAACTGTTGCAGACCCTGTGCCACGAAATGGTACATGTTAAACAGTACATGACTGGTGAGTTGGTCGCTGAAGGTAATGCTTTTGTTTACAAAGGGAAAAACTTTGATTTGTCACAGCCTGTGTCGCTTGCTGAGTATTATGCTTTTCCTTGGGAAGTAGAAGCATACGGTTTGGAAAAAGCATTGTATTTTGGATACACTGAAAATGCAAATGTTCTTGACAAACTGCTAGCAGCCTAGTATTATAATAGAACAGTAACAAAAGGAAGCTAGACCAATGAATACTGTACTAATTAAAAAAGGCGAGTATAGAAATACCGCAATCAAAGATCAAGTGTTTGAAATGGTGCGTCCATTGACTCGTGGTAAAAATGGTCAATTCATTACAGTAAAGAATCCTGGTTCTTTTGAGGGCCCAGAGAAAATTCGTGTAAGTATTGACAGTGCCAACTGTATTGAATTTACTGGAGGAAAAATGAAAGAAAGCATTGTTGCTTTCAAAGCCAAAACCGAGTCAGACGAAGAAGTCATGGAACGCATTGGCAAGAGATTTGATATTTTGCACGATATGACTCGTGCGGCTATCAACGGAGATGTCCGAGCCATGATTGTGACAGGTCCTCCAGGTGTTGGTAAAAGTTACGGCGTGGAATACGAGCTTGAGAAAAGCAGCATTTTTGATCGTATCGGCGGCAATAACACCAAGTATGAAGTTGTAAAAGGTGCTATGACTCCAGTTGGGTTATATGCAACATTGTACAAGCACAGTGATCGCAATCATGTATTGGTATTTGATGACTGTGATAGTATCTTGCTTGATGATCTAAGCTTAAATATTTTAAAAGCCGCACTGGATTCAGGCAAGCGTCGTAGGATCTACTGGAACGCTGACAGTAGCAAATTGCGTAGCGAAGGTATTCCAAGCAGTTTTGATTTCAATGGTAGTGTGATCTTTATTACAAATCTTAAGTTTGAACATATCAAAAGCAAAAAACTCAAAGATCACTTGGATGCATTACAAAGCCGTTGTCACTATCTTGATCTAACAATGGATACCATGCGAGATTGTTATTTACGCATTAAACAAATTTTCCGAAAAGGTGAGTTGTTTAAAGATTATAAACTTAGCCCAGAACAGGGCGAAGAGATTCTTGACTTTATGGATAAGAATCAAAACAGGTTACGTGAAATGAGTCTGCGGATGGCTTTAAAGATCGCAGATTTAACTCGCGTATCGGCCGACAACTGGAAAGAACTTGCTGAAAGTACTTGCATGCGTCGACTGTAATTGTTCAAGTTATCACTCACTGTCTAGCTCCTCGATAACTTGAACACTTTGGGCACCCTTTCGGGGGTGCCTGTTTTTTTTTATTAAATTATGATTGTTAACATAGCTTTAGGATTCCCAGAACAGGACAGCGATTTTACATTGCGGTACAAGGTCCATGACACAGAACTTGGTAAAAAGTGGACCGACAGACTGGTTGCAGGAATGCAGTATCCTATCGACCATCCAGATCGTTTTTATGGTTGGGTTAGTAAACGCAGTGAGCTAGCTCATAGTGTTAAAAAACTTTTAGATGCTGTTGAAACTGTAAACACACATCAACGTATAATTCCATTGCCCAGTGATGCAACAGATCAAGACTGGTTAAACACTGTCCACACAATTTTTGAAGAACAACATGGTACGTTGGACAATCAAACAAGTGAGTTTTTTGTTACAGCACCCTTGCATGTACAACAAGCGTTGGCAAACATAAATGTATATGTTCATGCTGTAGAAACAGCAAAAAGCGAAAGTCAAAATCCACGTTTTGTGGTAACACGCTGGGGATTACCTAAAACTCATTTACTTACAGATCGCATGCTCAAAGAGCATGGCACAATGACACCACCTTGGGGAAGTCTTTGTTTAAGCTACTGTGAAATAGGTAAAACACTGGAAGATCTTGCATTGGATAAAGAATATCCAAGTGATATGGGATTCAAACCTTGGCAACACTATAGTGCTGATTTTGTAGCAAGATTTTACGAAGAAACTGATGTTGTAAAAAAATGCAACACCATGAGAACCTATTTCGAATGGAACAGAGATTGGTTCGAAGCTAGAGGCTACAATGAATTCGAACATCCGCGTATATTGCCTTTGCGTTTTCCTGTAGCACAATTGATTGAAGAACAAGACCGCGATGAAATCATTTACCAAATAAGTAGACGGCAAAGGATAAAACAGGTATACTTAACAGATGCGTGAATGTAAACTTATCATCAAAGACGAAGTCAATGTAAAAATTGAAGGACTGGATCTTGATACTAGAAAACGATTAACCAATAAATTCAAATACGAAGTTCCGTATGCTAGATATCTGCCAGCAGTTCGTCTTGGAAGATGGGACGGTAAAGTTGGATTCTTTCAGTTAGGTGGAAGTACCTATATTAACCTACTGCCAGAAATATTACAAGATCTAGACGACCATGACTGGGATATTGAACTCGAAGATCTACGAGATTATAAAATCAATTATGAATTTACTGAAGTTGACACTGAAAGCTATGCAGACATAATGTGGCCCAAGGGCCATCCGGCTGCCGGGCAACCTATAGAACTAAGAGATTACCAAGTTGAAATTATCAACAACTTTTTAAAGAATACACAAAGTATACAAGAAATTGCAACCGGTGCAGGAAAAACAATCATGACTGCCGCACTCAGTGAGCGTGTAGAACAGTATGGTCGTAGTATTGTTATTGTACCCAACAAGAGTTTGGTAACACAAACAGAAAAAGACTATCGCAATATGCAATTGGATGTGGGTGTGTTTTATGGCGATCGCAAAGAGTTTGGTCATCGGCATACTATTTGTACTTGGCAAAGTCTAAACGTGTTGCTAAAAAATACCAAACGTGGAACTGTGGATATCACCATTGGTGAGTTTCTAGAAGATGTGGTATGTGTGATTGTTGACGAAGTACACCAAGCAAAAGCTGATGCTTTAAAAACACTGCTCACAGGTGTAATGAGTCATGTTCCAATGCGTTGGGGACTAACTGGTACCATTCCCAAAGAACAGTTTGAATGGCAAGCGATTCATGTGGCTCTTGGTCCTGTGATTAACCATGTGGCAGCCAGTGAATTGCAACAAAGAGGTGTGCTGGCACAATGCAATGTAAATGTTGTGCAACTAGTGGATCATGCCGAGCATCAAAATTATCAAAGTGAGCTTAAATACTTATTAGAAGAACCAGGAAGATTGGATACTATATCCAGTCTGGTACAGCAGGTCAAAGAAACAGGTAATACTTTGATTTTGGTTGATAGAATTTCTGCTGGTACAGCACTACAGGAACGTTTACCCGGCAGTGTGTTTATTTCAGGATCAACCAAAGCTGTAGACCGACAAGAACAATATGACGAAGTCCAAGAAGCGACGAACAAAATTATTATTGCAACGTACGGAGTTGCGGCTGTTGGGATTAATATTCCTAGGATATTTAATCTTGTTCTCATTGAGCCTGGCAAGAGTTTTGTTAGGGTAATCCAAAGCATTGGCCGAGGTATTCGCAAAGCCGAAGACAAAGACCATGTAGAAATTTGGGACATTACAAGCACCTGCCGATTTGCAAAAAGACATTTAACCAAAAGAAAACAGTTCTACAAAGAAGCAAACTATCCTTTTCAGATTGAAAAATTGGAGTGGAAATAATGAAAAGTAAAATGATTTGGGTAATTGGCAATCATTATCACAATCCAGATTATGCAGTTAATCCAGAAACACACTGGACACATTGGTTGCCTGATAATTGTCAAGTAAAGTTGCTTACCAAAGAAAACTTCCGCAATGTCGATGCAGTAAATTTTTTTAGTAAAAATCCTTTTAACAAATACGGCATGCCTCATCTAATATATGTATCGTTCACTGGCATGGATATCACTGACAGTTTTGAATTTTATCCAGATGACAATTGGGATGATTACAAAGCTCCTTTTGAAAGTCGCGTAAATTGGCACAATGCCAGTGTAAAAGAATTAGCCACAGTGGATTCGGTTTTAAAAATAGCAAGGACTTTAGGACTCACAGTGTATACTATGGACAAATTGTTAGAAAGTGTACAAATTCCAGAACATCATATAATGACCAAGTCTCTTGCCATAACCAAAATGCATGCTATGTCCAATGATTTGTTAAACAAAGCAATTGAAGATATATCAGAAGCTGATTACAAACAGTTTGCTCAGCAACTCATTGAAGAAATAAACTAAGGAGAACAATGAAAATACTCACAGTAGAAGACAGTGTATACGAACTGGACGTTTTACCCGAACAAGTCGAAGATGTTAGGTTTAGTATTTTAGACAACAGCGATCCAGCCAGTGCAGATTATTTTTATCTTCCACTGATCTATCTCGAAGGGTTTACCAGTCCTGCGTTGGTGTTGCGAATTGGAGAAAACACTGTTAAAATGCCCATGGACTGGAAAATTTTAATTGCAGAGCCAGATTGTGGAGAAATGGAAGTGGTGCCTCTTACCAGCTTGAACGATAGAGGGTTCAAAGCATTTTTATACAATCCAAGAAGTAGCTATAGACCAGAGTATGGTGATATTGAAATAGTTGATGTATATCATGATGTAAATTGGTATGCACCTAAGTTAAAAAACGGACAGTTGTTAACAGTGCCATTGAGCAACGATGATAGTCCTCAATGTGCATTTTTTGTAAAAGATATTTCTAGACATTGCGAACTAGTTGATCTAAATCAGGTGTGTTAATTGAATACAATTTTTCTGGCTTTTGTTATAAACTATTGTGCTTATTGTGATAGATTCAAACAAGAAGCACTACCTGGAATACTAGCCAGCAAAGAAGAACAAGTTGTAGTATGGAACGCCAGTGAATCAAAGTTTTTGCATGGTTCTATCAGCGATGTACACAGTTATAAAAATCTTGTAAGAGGTTATCCAACCTTTATAATCATCAAAGACAGAGAAGTAGTTAAAACTTGGGAAGGATTCGAAGAGTACCAATTTTGGGTAGAATACAATGAGCGATAAACTAAACATTGGCAATGAAATGAAACAGTTTGATATTAAAAATCGACAGTTTTATGATGAATTAACAGATGAAGAACGCAAAAAGTTTGGGCTGTACCTTATGATTCGTTGGGGAAGCAGTGTAGAAGGCAGTGCTCTCCTGCAGAAGTTTTACATAGTAGCAGTCAATGAACGGTTAAACAAGCACTATTTTGATATTAAAAAAGAACACAATAAATTGCTGTGGTTATTGTGTACCACTGTAAGTCCTGGATTCGGATCACAAAGACATAAATGGATTGGTTATAAAAAGAAAACAAGCAATGACAACAAAAATCGCAAACTTCTAGAATCTGTGTATCCAAATGCAAAATCAGATGAAATAAACACCATGCTTGCAATATACGATAAAAGTGATTATAAAAAATTATTAGAAGCGTATGGAGAAGAATAAGTGGCACATCAGTGTAGCTATTGTGGTAAAGAATACGTTCGTGAAAGTAGTTTTCTGGTACATGTTTGTGAACAAAAATTAAGACATCAACAAAAAGATGAACGTGGAGTTCAGCTTGGTTATCATGGCTATATTGAATTTTATCGCAAGGCACAAGGCAGTGCTAAAAATAAAACCTATGATGATTTTAGCTCCAGTAGTTATTACAAAGCTTTTGTAAAATGGGGCAGATATTGTGTAAACACAAGAGTGATCAATCCTGAAGGATTTCTGCATTGGTTATTGGATAACAACAAACGACTGGATAATTGGGCAAAAGATAGCTTATACAGTGAGTATTTAGAAAACTATGTATATGAAGAAAATGCAACACAAGCTCTAACCCGGGCACTTGAATTGTCTGTGGAATGGAGTGAAGAAACTGAAAATCCAGACAGAGATTATCTCAAGTATGCCAATCGTAATGGTTTGTGTTATAAAATTTCCAGTGGAAGACTCAGTGCGTGGGTGCTTTACAATTGTGCAAGCGGAATTGAACTACTAGAAGATTTAACCACAGAACAAATACAAATAGTGTGGCCTTTTATTGACAGTGACCGTTGGAGCAAGACATTTAGTCGATATCCTGCTGACCAAGAGTATCTTAAACAACTATTGAAGGAAGCAGGATGGTAAAGTTAAATTTTGAGCATGCTGCACACGCAGAACATTTTTATCATAGATATATGACTTGGTGTAACTCATTATACGAAGATTATGATTTAGATAAATCTCCAGTGGTCCAAGAATGTAGCACTGGCATACCTGTTATAAGTTGGTGGAATTTAGATTTAATCAAAAACACGGACAGTAAAATCATATTTGTAGACAGTGTGCTTGAAGGTGCAAACATATTCGAGCAAGCATTGACAAAACAAACATTGGACCAATATCCTTCCGACAAGCACTATGTGTTTCTCAGCAATGGCAATTTTTCGCAACTTGACTTTCCAATGAGCTATACCTATGATGTTATACAGATACAGTATGTGTTGCACATGTTGCCAATGATTGCAAACGATACCACAACCTACGGCTATTGTTATCATGATACCAGCAATTGGATATCAGAAGAAAAACCTTTTTTGTTTTACAGTATAATTGGTCAACGTAGATCAGAACGAAATGCGTTTATTCGTGAAGTAAAGAAACATTTC